AAAGAAGTTCAAAGAAATACAACAAACAATAGAAAAGAAGGGGCCAGGTGCAACCTATAAAACCTATTGTAACGCACAGATACGTCAAGGTAAATTCAAACCAAACTACAACGGTTATTTAAAACACTTCGAAAATTATTGGAGAGTGAAGGTAGTTGGTAAAGTAAAACAAGAAAAGACTAAGGCAATTAAGAGAGAGATTGGTGAACAACTCTACAATGAGTTACGTGCATTAAAGAAAATGATCGAAGCACTAACCAAGTTTCAAGAATTGATGGTTGTTGCAAAACAATTAATCGTAGATGGTTTGAATAAAGTTAAAAGTATAGGTACATTTGTTAAGACCTCAACAGGATTCAAAGCAGTTAATCCTGAAGGATATGTTGCAATTGACCATGAAGGTAAGGCAGTTAAGTTAGTAGACCGAATGGAATTCAGTCAGAATAATTTTAATGCTGCTAAAAATTGGGATAAATAGTATAATGGAATTAAAAAGTTTCAAAAATTACTTAGATGAGATGCAAGAAGCAGACTCAATGGCAACTCGTCTGAAGAAAAAGAAAGCATTCCAAAAGAACAAACATAAGATTCTCGCAAAACGTAAAAAGGCGATGAAGAAAAAGGTTCTTGACCCTAAGAAACTTATGAAACGTGCAGAGAAACAGGCACGTGGAATGGTCGCAAAGAAACTCTTACAAGATAAAGATAAGAATGATTTGGGTATGAGTGGAAAGGCTGCATTAGAGAAAAAATTAGACAAGAAAAAAGGTGCAATTAAGAAACTTGCAAAGAAACTCTTACCAATGATTAGAAAGAAGGAACAGGAGAAGACTAAGAAAAATGCCAAATAAAACATTTACATCGTGGTTATCAGAGGCAAAAGGAAAAGGTGCAGTGTTCACCTTTGGTCGATTTAATCCTCCTACAAACGGTCACGAAAAATTAGTTGATAAGTTAAACAAAGTTGCAAAAGGATATGGTGATGCATTATTATTTTCATCACATTCAAACGATAAGATTAAGAATCCTTTATCGCACAAAGATAAAATTAAATTTTTACGTGCATTCTTTGGTAAGAAGGTAAATGTTGTCGATGCAGATGTAAAACAGATTTTTCAAATCCTAACATTCTTACACGATAAAGGTTACACTAAGATTAGAATGGTCGTAGGTTCAGATAGAATTAGAGAGTTTGACACTATCATTAACAAGTATAATTCGGTGAAAGGTCGTCACGGTTTCTATAAATTTGATGAGATTCAAGTTATATCTGCAGGTGATCGTGACCCTGACGCCGACGATGTATCAGGAATGAGTGCATCTAAAATGAGAGCATTCGCAGAGAAGGGTGACTTCGACTCATTCAAAGATGGGGTTCCTTCTACTGGTAAACGTCATGCACAGAAATTATATAAAGCAATACGTAAGGGAATGGGTCTAACAGAAGACTTATACTCTGCACCAAAATACATGGTAGAAGACTTAATACAAGAGGGTGTGTATGACCCAGGCATCTTCAAGGCAGTGTTCTTGATGGGTGGGCCTGGTTCAGGTAAATCAACAGTTGTTAGTGAACTAGGATTGACTGCATTAGGATTGAAGATTGTAAACACTGACAAGGCATTTGAGACTGGTCTGAAAAAGGCAGGACTTGGTCTTGACTTGAGAAACATGGATGCAGAACTTAGAGACCCAATCAGAGCACGTGCAAAAGAGATTACTGCAAAAAACATGAGTGCGTATATCAGAGGTAGACTCGGAATGATATTTGACACTACAGGTGCAAAGGCATCCAAGATTAAAAACTATAAGAAGTTATTAGACAATGCAGGTTACGAATACAAAATGGTATTCGTTAACACTTCATTAGAGTTTGCACAGGCAAGAAATGATGAACGTGCAAGAAAACTTCCAAAGGAAGTTGTAGAGAAAGATTGGAATGCATCACAAAAGAACGTTAATGGGTTTAAAAAGTTATTTGGTAAAAACTTTATAGAGATTGTAAATGATGATGATCATGCAGCTTTAAAGAAAAAGGTTAATGCATTGTATGGTAAGATGATGGGATGGTCAAGTTCATTCCCTGCAAACAAGAAAGCACTTGAATGGAAACAGGCAGAGTTAGATGCAAAAAAGAAGTAGGTTAGTATGTTAAATCAATTAAGAGAAAAGATTAAGACTGCACAGGACAAAGACATTGAGGACAAAGAAGGTTCTCAACCTAAAAGATACTATGCAAAAGATGCTGACGGTGACGAAATGTCAAAGTCAACTAAAGATGATCGTGCAGCTCATTTTGCAAAGAATAGTAAAAAAGATGACGATGATGCATCTGCGTACAAACCTGCGCCAGGCGATAAGACTGCAAAGACTAAACCATCACAATACACTAAACAATATAAGAAGATGTTTGGTGAAGATGCAGTGTCTGATTTAAAAGCGAAACATGCAGATGACATGGAAAAACTCAAAGCAAGACACGAAAGAGAACTTGAAGCACTCAAGAGTAGACAAGACAGACAAAGTGACACTGCAAAGGCAAGTGTAGATGCAGAGAAGGAAAGAGAAAAACAAAGAAAAGAAGTGCAGTTAGAGGCAAATGAAAAAGTTCTCAAAAAATTAAAAAAGATTAAAGGTCTAACAAAAGACCAACTTAGAGTTTTATCCACAATACCTTCACCAATGTTAACGACAGTAGTTAACCAATTATCTACACTGGTTATGAGTGAAGAAGTACAGGAAGGTAAACTAGTTGCAGATGTAGATGCAATTCTAAATGCAATGGTGAGTGAATTTAAGAAACAATTCGGTAGTCTCTATAGAAAGAATAACGAAAAGGGTCTTGCAATGTTGAATCGTTTGGGTTCAATGATTGGTGCAAAAGCATCAAGTAAGATGCAACAGAAAGGTAAACTCTTTTTGAAGATGGAATTAGGGCCTGATGCAGATGCAGGAGACTACGTAAAAGATTTTAGGAAATCAGATGCACCACAATTTAAGGGAAAGTCTGATAAAAAAATAAGACAAATGGCGATTGCAGCATATTTGGATAAGAAGGACGGTAAATAAAGATGGCAACAACGTATAAAATAGTCGCAGAAAAACTAGGTGGAACAGACCCTGCAACTTTTAACCCCAAAGAAGGTGAAATATTCTATGACCCTTCAACAGGTACACTTAAAGTGTCTGATGGTACTACTGCAGGTGGAAATGGTCTACCTGTAACATTATCAGGAACAGTAACAGGTCATTTGATACCTGATACAAACGATGCATATGACTTAGGTAGTGCTGAATATAAATTTCGAGACATGTATTTGTCAGATACTACCATTCACACTGCATCAGGTTCTATCTCAACAGAGAATAATGTTTTATCATACAACGGAGAACCAGTCATCTTAGAATCACATTTAAAGTCTATAGTTGCAGAGTCAACTTCATGGGAAGACTTTCAATCAAGAGTAGGAGAATTATAATGTCAGGTAATAAAACAGACAACGGTGTTCACGAAGTGGGTACAGACGAAATAAGAAATGCATATCAAGACGATACGCCTGGGCAAACTATTGAAGAGTATATCGAAGAGGCACAAAAAGAACTGAAGAATAATAAAAAGAAACACTTCAGTCAAGTGTTCCAAAATCCTCTCAAAGGTTTCCCTTATAACGAAGAATTCCAAGTCACAGAGATCAAAGAAGACTTAGATGATATCGAAGGTCTTATTGATGAAGAACTTTTGGAGGCATCATTCCCCTCTAATCTTATCAAAAAGGCACAAGACATCGCAAAGAAAATGAGTGGTAACATGACTGGTGCATATAAGAAGATTGAAAAGATGAAGAAAGGTCTTGGAGATCATCCAAAAGTTCAACATGCACTCAGACTTGCAAACGAAGAGACACTTGAAGAAGATTCATTTGCAGACAAGTCAAAGAAAAGTGGTATCTCAGTTGCAACACTAAAGAAAGTGTATGATAGAGGTGTCGCAGCTTGGAAAGGTGGTCATAGACCAGGCACTACACCACAGCAGTGGGGACATGCAAGGGTCAACGCATTTATTGTCAAAAAGAAAAAAGGTAATCTAAACCACGACCAAGATTTAGCATAATGAAAACACTAAAAGAACAAGCTCTTGATCAAGTCATCAATGACCTTCAGGAATCTAAAACTAACTTCATTGACAACCCATTTAGACTGGGGTCATTGATGTATTTTGAAACTATAAAGGAAGTGAAAAGACTTGTTCATGAACAAAAATACAGACTTACAGAAGTCGACAAACACATCCTAGAAACTGATCTAGGTGATTACGAAGTCTATGAGGGTGAGTTGGTACCCCTAGACTGTCCTATGATGAACATAGTAGAAGAGGAAGAACCTGAATTAAACAAACCTAAGAAAGGTGGTTCTAAGAAATACTATGTTTATGTCAGAGACCCCAAAACAAAAAACATCAAGAAAGTGTCATGGGGTGACACTACAGGATTAAAAGTTAAGATAGATGACCCAAAGGCACGTAAATCATTTGCAGCTCGTCATCAATGTTCAACTGCAAACGACAAAACAACAGCATCCTATTGGGCATGTAGACTTCCATACTATGCAAAACAGTTAGGTTTGAGTGGTGGTGGAAACTTTTTTTGGTAAACCATATATATTAGAAACGGAGTTAATATGAGTCAAGTGATACATGAATATTGGAGAGACGATAGAAAGGCTGTCGTAAGATACACTGAGAAAGGATTTGAAGTTGATCTATTTCTGAAAGGAGAAATCCAAGAGATCAGAGAAGTTCATGATCATTCTGAAAGTTATGCAGAATCATGTGCAGAGAACTATGTCGATGGAATTTTCGATGCAGTTCCCAATCCAAACGCAGTGGGATATTACGGATATAATCAAAAAACAGATAACTTTTATCCTGAAATAGATGACTAACCCCTACAAAGAAGAAATCCAAGAACAACAGGGTACAGGACGTAGATATGTCTTGCGTACATTCGACGAGTCTGTTGAACTAGATGATTTGGTGTGGCATCGTGACACTACGTCTAGGAAAGTCCACGTGTTAAGTGGGTCAGAATGGAAGATACAACACGATGATGCATTACCCATCGATTTAGAGATGGGTAAAGAGTACTACATTCCCAAGATGCAGTACCATAGGTTGATAAAAGGTGAGGGAAACCTCGTAATAAGAATAGAGAATATATAAATAATACTACTATGAGTTATAAGTCAGAAAACTGGAAAGAAAAACTTGAGCAAGTTCGTAACCACGTACAACTGAAAGAAGGTTCAGTGGAGAAGAGCGCAGACGAGATTCTTAGTGATCAAATCGATGAGGAACTTGCAACATTCTTTGGAGAAGACGAGATTGTTGAAGACAATTTAGAATTAGATGAGAAAATTGTAGGAACTGGTGATGCAATCAGTAAACTCTTTAAAACTAAAGATAAGAAAGAAATTGATGGTATTGCAAATCTTATGAATATGACAAGTCTAAAAGTTCTCCAATCAATGCAGAAACAAAATCCTAAAGGATTTAAAAGAATGGCCGCTAAAATGGGTGAACTACCTTCTATGGAAGAAGTAGAAGTCCAAGAAGAAAAACTTTCAGTAGAGAAGACTGTAGAAAAACTCACAGAAAAAAATATGTTGGGTCGTCTTGCTAAGCAACTCCAACTGAACGAAACTGGTAAAGAACAGTTATTCAATTACTTTGAGAAAGGGGAGTTAAAACAATGATCGACGAACTAACTAAGTCACTACTTCAAGATGCACGTGCAATCTTAGAGGGTAAAAAATTAGACCCTGTTGGTAAAAGAGATGCAGACGTAGATAATGATGGAGACGTAGATTCTTCAGACGAATATCTAGGAAAAAGACGTGATGCAATCAAGAAGGCAATGAAGGACGAAGGTAATGCATTTACTAAAGCACTTCAGGCCGCAAAAGACAATGGGGATAAAGAATTCACATGTGCAGGTAAAAAATACCAAGTGCAAGAAGTAGAAGAGATGGTCAAAGAAATGTCTGAAGCTCATCACGATGAAGACGAGAAAGAGGACGAAGACGAGAAAGAATCAGAGGATAAGTAATGAACCTCTTTCAATCCTTAAAAGAATCCGCTAGATTAGAAGAGAACTATAGAACTCTTGCCCGTAAAGGAATGGGTACAGAAACTAAAAACTCTGCAAGAGTTGGTCTAGAGTTAGACTTCTATGAACCAAAAAACGGTGACAAAAGATTCGGAAAGATTACTAAGATGTCTTCAAAAGGTTATCAAGTAAAAGATGACAAAGGTAAGACATACAGTTTCTTGTTCCACGACAGAAAGAAAGCACAATCACTGTTAAAGGGTAAATCAGTATCCCTAAGAAATCAAGTAGAAGAAACACAACTTGATGAAGTCACTGATAAAGAAATCAATGCAATGAGAAAAGTCTCTAAAGACATGCAAAAGGTCTTAGTGTCTTATCAGAAGATTGCAAACATGGGTGACAAAGAACTCAAAAACACAAAACACAATTACGATTACGAACAGGTTCTTAAAGCAAGAGATACAATCTTGTCAATGATTGGTAAACTTCAAACTAAACAGACCATAGAGAAATCTATGAAAAGAGAAGAACTAGAAGAAGGAACAATGGCAATTGGTATCTTTGACAGAAATCCTTCAGAAAAGAAAAAGGCAATTGCAGGAATGCAAAAACTCCTCAAAGGTAAACAAAATGTAAAAGTTGGTTCACCTGAAGGACGAAAGATTGGTGATGAGTTAGATATGAAATATCTATCAGATGACGAACTTGCTGATGATTTCGCAAGACCATCAAATAAAAACATGACGATTTCACAACTTCTCAAAAAACATGCGAAAAGACTTGGATTGAATTTCAAAGAAGAAGTCGAAGAAGCAGTATCAGTTATGGATTCCTACAGAAAGATGTGGGAAGATGCAGTTGAGTTAGACGAAGAGGTCTCAAACCTTACAGTTGACCCAAAAAACAAGTTATCAAAACCTGCTGATCAAAACAAACATGCATTGGAAATAGTAAAAAATGCAAGAAGATTTGGACTTAAAGCATCAATGATGGGCAAACATGTTAGAATCAAAGGTGCAAAAAAGGCAGTCAATGACTTCTTAAGAACAGTAGTTGGTAGATCATCATACGGTGACCCAACAGAAAAGGACATGTCAACACCTCAGATTGACAAGATGTTGACTAAAGATTTAAAGTAATGTCTAAAGAATTGACAAAAGCTGAAGTTGAGAAAGTTCTCACTACAGACGCAAGATTCAAAGTCTTCAAAGAGAAGATTAGAAAACTTGGTTATGTAAAAAGCGATGCTAAGAAAGTAGCTGCTGTCATGGAAAGATCATCAGATTTTGCCATGATGTCAGATCAAGGCAATAAAAAAGTTGCTCGTGCTGTTGCTCAGGCAAAAAACGAGAGAGATTTGAAAGATAAACTTGATAAAATCTCAAAAATGGCAGGTGGAAAATATGCTGAAGCTTCAGAAGATGAAGTCTTTCAAAGAGCATTAGATGCAATGAATTCAAAAGCATCTGGTGGTCAAACAAGAGCTGATGCAAATGTTCTGATACAGTTGAAAAAACTAAAAGATGTCAAAACAGATGGCAACATTCAAACCAATGACATGAAAAAAACAAAGGTAAAGAATGCAGATGCTGTCAAAGTTCATGACATTTTAATGAAAGTTAGGGCACCT